AATGTAACAACGTGGTTACAGTGTTGCCAGTTCAATCCCCAAGCTCCGATTTTTGGCTTCACGATCAAGACTCGGTGAGTGCCATCTGCAAAACCTTCATAAGCGCGTTCCTTGTGATCGTCATCGTGCCTACCTGCTACTTGGATGCTTCCCTTAATCATCTTCTCTAGCGTATCACCTTCATCGTTAGTGTGACACCATACAACGGCGGGTCGGTCGTGAGTGACTAAATCAGCTACAAGTGAACAGCGTTCTTGTAATGTCCTTTTGCGCTCATCTCTTTCCTCTTTTAATCCAAATGCCGCCATCGTGAAAAGCATTCCTTCTGGTGGAGTGTTTGGCGTGATTATGTGATCTCTAGTGATTAGCTGTGGCAAGTCATAACCTTCATCTGAAAATCCTAGATCAGAAGGTTTGCGACAAGCTCTTGCCCATGAGCAAACCCAACGCCAGAAATGATCATGAGCGTGTCCTTTAAGTCTCCAACCATTGACTGCTTGAGATACTCTGAATGATAGCTTACCAAAGTGATTGGCGGCTTTTTCTAGCTTTGCAATTTTCTTTTCGTATTGATCAGTTGTCTTGCCGTCCATCTGCTTGAAAAACATTTTAAGCATTTCAGAGTGATTTAGGTTGCCTAGTGCCTCGGATGATGTTCCAAGCTCGGTGTAATCGTTTGGCGCGGCTGTGGCTGTCCATAGTGATCTGTAAGGCATCTTAGACATAAAGCGCGTAAGGTTCTTTTGTGTAGCTCCTTTGACGTGCTTAATGATAGATGATTCATCCGCGCAAACTCCGATAAAATCATCAGGATTAAATAAATGAAGCTTCTCATAGTTTGTAATAATTACATTAGATTTAAGACTGCCATCCATACTACGCGCTGCATCAATTCCAAATCTTCCAGCCTCTTTTAATGTTTGCGCTCCAACTGCTAACGGCGTTAAAAGCAAAACCTTTTTATTAGTTTTTCTCACTACGTTTTCAGACCATGAAAGTTGCATCATGGTTTTTCCTAGTCCGCAATCAGCAAATGTCGCCGCTCTGCCTTTTCTGCAAGCCCATTCAATTAAATGCTTTTGAAAATCAAATGCTTTATCTGGTATAAATAATGGTTCAAATCCAAAGTCACCGTCTAATTGTGATTTCTTTTGAATGAACTCTTCGTATTCTGTTTTCATAATTGTCGCCCTCGGGCTGTGTTGTTAAGGTATTAGTTTTGCTGCTTCTCTAACTTCTTTCACGCTTATTTTGAGAAATGTTGCTATTTCAGTATAAGTCATTCCGTGAACTTCTATCATTTGCCATATTGTATATTTCATAATTTTAATTAGTTGTGAGCTGTTTCGCTCTGTTGAAAGATGAATAGTTTATTTTATTTAAAAAGTAAACAATTATTTTATTTTATTTTTAATTTCATCAGTTCCATCCCGTAAAGTGCGATTAAGAATGCGTCAATTAAACCTTCGTGTGGCGTTCTATGTCTTTTTGTGGGTAGAAACTTTTCATCTGGTCTTAACTCCAATGCTTTCCTTTTTGCATAAATCTTTGTTTTCCCCTTTGGTATTTTTTTACCCAACATTCTAGTTTGCCAACTCTGTGGAGTGACTCTTAGCCATTCCCATCCTTTAGCCTCAAATAGCCCTCTAAGGCTGTGAAATGATGATGCCACGCTATATGCGGTGCTTGGTGTCTTGCTGTTGTTAGGTTCTTCGATGATAAATAAAACATCATGCGAATTATCATTGGTTACGTTATTTATCCATTCAATAACGCTCATAATATTCACCTCATTTCTTGATCTCCATTCCTTAGCAGGCATTGTTGACATGCCTAGAATCTCACCACTAAAAGATGATATTGCTACTAAGCCACCTGAAATACCGTTGTCGATGCCAATGATTATGTTTTTCATATCTCGTAAACTTCGATCATTGTTTTTCCAGCAAGCTCTGGAACGTCTCGGCAGGTGTCGTCTTGTTTGAACTCGTAAGTGTAAACAAACCATCTTTGTAGCCATTCAAGTTGAATTAGAGCTTCTCTTATTTCAAGAAAATTTCCATTTCTTCTAGTGTAATCCGTAAATAGCTTCTGATCTTTCCTTAAATATCTCGTAACAACAATCTTCACTAGCTTACCTTTAGCCTCGTGATGTTCTTTGTTTCCGATCAAATCAGCGTATGACTTAGCTATGTTTGACGACGCAAAATAACGATAGTCCGCGCATCTTGGCGAGTTGGTTAATTCGATTGGTAATATTTCTCTGAATAGTAGGTTCATGCTTCATCCTCCCATAGTCATAGTGTTCTAAGAAATGCCTCTGCTTCTTGCTCGGCTGTGGCGTTTAAGAATTTAAAAGAATTTAATGGTTGGTGAAATTTAGCAAGATGTCCTGCGTAAATTTCCCATTGTTCATCTGATAATAACTTTTTAGCCTCGTGCATGGCGTTCAGGTCGTTTAGGTAATCTGGTCTGCTATGGTTACTAGCAAGTTCGCCTTTAGGATTCATACACCATACCTCAGGCATTATCCAACCTTCTTTTAATTTCATAACGTCTGGATGATCGTGATTTACCCACCCGCATACTTCACTAATCTTGATTCGTTGCTTTTCCTTGTCCATTACGCAACCTCCTTTCCTAGATTCTGAATTTCTCCCACTTGGATCTTAGGAAGGTTCACCTCTCTGAATGCCTTGTAATCTTCATTGAACTTGATTAACGCATCTTCAACCCTCTTTGTATAGCTATCTGAATAAACCACCTTCATGAGCGGTTGCATGTCTGGCGAGTATCCAAAGAAAAATCCCTTGTTACTTCCTGACATGACCATTTGGAAGTGAAGCTGCAACTTGTGATCATCGGGCATTATGTCTTCAATAACCATCTTCGCGTGACCCTCTGGCTTGCATTTGATTTCCAGTGGTCCGAGGAATGTTGATTTATCCGCGCTGTAAACGTAGCGGTCTGGTGAGCATCCGATGTAGTCATATCCATCTAAGGTAACGAATCCCACTTTCTCACAAATGAATCCCGTTCTTAGCTCAAATTCACTCGCCGCCTCATCTTCAAATTCATTGCCAAAGTCTGTGAATCTGTTGCCTGTCCATGCGCTTGTGACCGTCCCTAGCTCTCTGGTGATCATTCGATACATCGCTGCCTGTCTCGCCTCTAGGTCTTTCTTAAGATAACCCTGATTCGCGTTGATGACCTCGGCAGGTAGAAGACTTGTCAAAGCTCCAACGGTTGATGATTTCTTGTAAGCTATCCCTAACTCATCGAGCTTTGCTTTGATCTGGTCGCCTGTGAGGTTTAGCTTAGATTCAGCTAGTAACCAGTCCCCCGCCTCTGATGCTGTGAGTTTTCCTTTTCTAAGGTTTTCCCATTCCTCGCTATTTTGTAAACAGTAGTGTATCATTTAGAGACCTTTCTAGCCTGAAGAGTTGCTTTTGCCTTAGCGAACATGACAAGAGGGAAAGACTCCAAACTGTCAGCCTTGTAATGAAGCAAGAATCTTTCTAGTTCGATGCTTGTCTCTTCAATTAGCTTTTCTAGCTCTTTGATCTGTTCCTGAGTGATTGTCTTAATCGGTTGATTGAGTGCGTTTGCGTCATCGTCCTGGTCTCCTAGAACGATGTTGAGCGCATTACATAGACAATAGCGTTTTGCGTAGCTGTTAGCACTTCCCTGAGCTTGTGCGAGGTTTGTGACTTGATTCCCAGCCTTGCTTATTAGCGGTCCATCTTTCGGCAATGTAAACGGAGTTTCCTCTGAATGTCCGTCAATATGCAATACTCGGCATATTACTGTGATAGTTTTCTCAGTCTCGCTCTGTCCGAAGCTTACTGCTAACCCATGAGAGTCAAGGATAGGTCTCACAATGCGCATAATATCATCAAATGAAGCATATTGACTATTCTGACCCTTGCGCCCTTTGAAGACTGTCGGCATCTCGCTCTGAGCTTTTACTAGCGATTGATTGAATGCTTTCTTCGCGTTGTTGGCTTCCCATCTTTCTTGTAAGTCCATTAGTTTTTCTAATGATTCAGGATTAGCCCCATCTTTAACCGCCTGAGCGATTATCATCATGGGATTATTATTTTGTATTTCTAGTTGTTCACTCATAATTTTCGTTGTTTGTTTTTTATCATCTTCACTATCACAGCCACCGTTCAGGTCGCTCAAAGGTGATACGATGACTGCGCTGTCATTTCTCCATCCTTTGCCCTCAATGCGATGACCGCGATAGTGAAGATGATTGATTTGTTATTTGTTTTGTGGCTCTGGTTTCCTTTCATTCAGTATCTCCAAAGCCGCATTTCTGCGTTCTGTGAGATACTTTATCGCGTGTCCTTTGGCGTTTCTTAACTCGCCGTTACACTTATGTATGATGACTTCTAGCAAGGTGCTATCTAGTTTCTTGTCTATCAACTCGTGCTTGTGGTTAATGTCTTGTGCCATTATTCGCCTCCTTTCTTTATTGTTGAACAAGTAAGCTTTACCTTAACTGGTTTAAATCCATCAGACTCGTAACCTTTTCGATTCAAGCAGGGATGACAAAAGCGTTCCCAAGCTTTCTCTTTTGTTGAAGCGAAACTATCCACAGGCGTAAAATCCTCATCAAATCCATACGCTGGCATTATTGAATAACCGTGTATAGATTGAATTTCTTTATATCCTTTAGCCATTACTCGCCGTTCCTTTCCATGTCTTCTTTTGTTTCTGCGCGTCTTTCCTCTGCCTCGCATTCCGCGTGTTCGGAAATCAATGCGTCAATGTCCATGCTGTCGATCCAGTCTATTATTTCTTGCGATACTTCAACGATCTTTTCGAGAAGTTCTTTGTCATCACCACAATCTCCGAAATTGAATAATGCGTTTCCAACATCGTTCCCGTGATGATCGATTATTGATTTATCTGATCTATGTTGAGAATAGATGTTTATATCTCCATCTCTCAAATCATAATCAACTCTAAGCTGATATTGCTGATTTAGCGTGATTGTTTTTCGTTCTGTCATAATATTAAAAAATAAAAGGGTTAGCGTCTTCAAACTTGGTGAAAGGCGAGTTTGACCAGCGGACATTATCTTGCAATTCATGTCTCTCAAAGGAAATATCTTTCCATGAATCCATAGTTCTATAATAAGCTAATACGAAAGATGAAGACTCGCCTTTACTGTCTATCAAATAAGCATTTTTTTGCCCGTCTTCTCCGATAAGGTCGGCAAGCTCGGTTTTCTTCGGCTTTTCTTTTTTATACCATACACGGGCGTAGTGGTAGTGAGTATAACCAACAGGATTCTTATCTTTTATTTTTAATAAAAGAGTTGAAATCTGCCACTCTTTATCTGATTTCGCTATGCAAATATAATTATCAGCATCACCCATATCCTTAGGTTTCATGCCAGTTCCAAAGTATTCTACCCTTTCCACGTTGTCAGGCATTTTTGGCAACTCTGGAATCTCTAGCGGAGTTCCGTCTTCTCTGTGCGTGCGGACTAGCTCGGCGTAGAATAATCCAGTCTGTCCTTTAGTCGTGCCGTAACCAGTAATCCATTTACAGTTTACTTTTGTCTCTATAAATGCGTAATCGCATAGACTTTTACTTCTCCATCCTTGCCCTCTAATTTCCCATTTGTGACCTTTCTTAGCCTCTGGTAATTCTGGTAATTCAATTTCAATCGTTGTTTTCATATTTTAGTTTTTGTTAGTATTATTTGAAAGGTGTTAAATATGCTTGAAGCATTCCACCGCCTATTGATCTGACTTTTACGTTATATAAATACCCACAAATAAAAGTAGTAGGGTCGTTTTCTTCTAAGTATTCTCGCCATTCTTTATTTGTTAAAGTGGTTGTAGATGACGGCGTAGAAAGCCTTCTTGTTAAGTGTATTTTCATAATTATTTAGTTTAGCCCGTATTTGTTGATATAGTTATTCAGAATAATAGCCGCTACATTGCTGGCTTGATCTTCTCTGAGCTTGAAATTCCGCATGATTTCTTTAGTTATTTCTACCTTTAAAAACCATTGTTGATTTGCTGTTAAAGCATCTTTATTTTCGTTTTTCATAATTATTTAGTTTGTCCTCGTTTGTATAGTTCGTTTAGTGCCGCCTCTCTGCGACATTTAGCCCACTGAGTAGAGTTAAAGCGCAAGTCAGCCACAATCGCTCTGAGCGCGTGATCTGATAGGCTTAACACCGCTTTCTTGTGAGTGCTGATGTCTTCGCGGAAAGTTGTTGCCATTACTTCGCTCCTTTCAAATATTCGTAAATCGCCTGATTTGTGATGAACTCCATTTTCAGACCTTTTTCTGCTGACTTCAATTTCAGCAACGCATGGTTTTCATCGCTGATCTTGACCAGCTTCCCTACTGTTTTTATTTTTGCTTTTTTCTTCATGTTGTTAGTTTAAAATTATCCAAGTTATCAATCCCGTCATTACGACTGATTGCGCGATTAAAAGATAAAGCAAAGGCTTCATCTTGGCTGTGAGACGTTGCGCCTCTTGACGTGCATTTCTGCGTCTTAGTTTTTGCTCTACTTCGAGCTGGTCGTTTATTGTTTGCATAGTGTTTGGTCTAATGTTTCCTTCAAAAGTCATCTTGTCGTTTTCATGTTTAAATACGTAAATCTTCATATCTGAGTCCATGTTTACGATGTGAAAGAATCTTGCTTGTTTTGCTGTCATAAAAGAACAAATAAACTAAATTAGTTAATTGTAAATAATTATTTTTAACTTTTTTAAATTTCCTTTACGTATCTAGGGAAAGAAATTTCTATCTTTACTTTTTTAAAGATTTAGCGATAGTGTGCGAACTATGAAAAAACTAATCACTCAAACTGAGTTTCTCCGAGTTGCTTTTGATGGTAATTCAACGAAGCTCAGTTCGATTCTGAGTCGTTTGCCGAGGGCTGGCGTGAAGGGAGCTGGGGTGCAAGTTCCCCGTGATATGTGTTCTATTAAATGGATAGGACTAACTCTAGTGAGACAAATGGCACGGGCTGCACGTCCGATAGCAACCTAGCGGAATCTAGGCTAGTGCATAAACCAACTAACAAAACTATGAAAAAGATACTAATTACAACGATGCTTACTTTAGCAACTATCTCGCCTTTATTCGCTCAAGGTGCTACT